ACTTCTATTTTGCATTTCTTATTCAATTCAATCGTGTTATTCGTTGCACTGATAGTTCCTACGGCAAGAATAACCCAAAATACAATAGTCATGATTTACATTCTCCAAGAGATAAAAAAAGCCAACCCCCGGAGGGGTTGGCCAAAGCGGTTTAGTTTAACCTAAACTCTTTTTATTAACAAGGTTTAGAACAAGTTAGCAATTGTAACTTTTCTGTAGTACTTGTTGGTATCAGCAGTAATTGCGCCAAGACCTTGAGTAGCACCTTCAGCGAACGGGTTAGCAACCATACCGTAACGGGTTTTGAAACCAATTTTTGGTTGGAAGCTGTTCTCGCCAACTGCACGAACCATTTGTAATGGAACGTATGGGCAATAGAACAAACCAGCATCGAATGCAGATGAACCTTTATAACCGACTACCAAGTAGTTAGCACCGGCGAATGGATCAACATATACTCTGAAACGTCCGTTAAGAACACCAGCAAAAGTATTGCCAGTATCATCAACTTCTAGAGTGTTGCTGTTTAGTGCAGGAGTATAATCCAGTACACCAGCCATTTGCAGGGCAGAAGCTACGTCAGAAGAACAGATAACAATGTTACCTTTACCACGACGAGTTGCTTTAGCAATTGCGTTAGCTTCTTGCTCGATTTGGAACATCAAACCTTTGAACTTCTCAACAGACCATCTACCGTTGGCATCGACGTCAAGGTCGAAAGTACCAGGAGTAGCAGCACCTGCAGCACCGACAACAGAAGTATCATAAATTGTACGAACAACTTCACGGTTGATTTCCGCAAGGATCTCAGTTTGAAGAATGTTAGCCAATTCAGTTTCTGCGTCAAGTCCGTGTACAGCTTTAAGATCTTGAGCAAGCTCAGTAGTGTATTCAGCTTTCAGAGCTCTTGTCTTAGCAGCAACAGTTACTTTCTCAATTGAGAAGGCCATTTCTGCGTAACCAGCACCAACACCGTCGCCCAATGCTTCAGCAGCACCAGTAGCAAGTCCAGTACCTGTAGTGACAGCGGCACCAGGAAGAGTATTTGCATGAGTACCAGTTCCACCGAAATCTGTATCAGCTTCGTTGAACAATGCATCGTCACCACCTTGAGTACCATACTTTGCACGCATTGCGAAGATAAGTCCTGTAGGACCAGTCATAGGCTGAACGCCACAGATATCATATGCGATTAAGTTAGGAACTGCACGTCTTACCAAAGAGATAAGAATCGGATCGTAACCAGCAGTAGGTCCGCCAGCAGTAGAACCGCCACCGAAGCCGCCAGTACCAGCATCGTTAGTTGGAGAAGCTTCAGAAAGCAAGCTTGTCATGTTTGCAGAAAGATCACCAGTTTCAGCTAGTGCGCGTTCTGTGTTTTCCAGGATAGTAGCAGTAACTGCCTTCCTGTGATTATCGTTAATTGGTGAAAAAGAATCGTGACCTAAAATTGGCTCCCACTTTTCCACTAGTCTTGTATAGTTATCCATTATGGATCTCCTTTATATTTAAAATTAAAATTTAATTTAAAAACCAAATTTAATTATTCTAATTACTTCTTAGTGTTGAAAGCTTCAACTAGAGCATTAATAGAGGTGTAATCAGAAGATGGTTTAGTTACTTCCTGTTCCTCTAGAATAATTTCATCGGACTCAGCTTGAACATCATGCTTTTCAACAAGAGGCTTATCACTGAAGAACGATTCCTTAATTACCGAAAGATTTTCTGCGTATGCATCAGTATCTTCCACATCAAGCTTTTCAGACAATACCTTTAGACGTTCCACCTGATTTACAGATAGTCCTTCTGAGATTTCGTCAAATTTCTGTACTGCTTTGAAAGTGGCAATTTCTTTTTGTAATTCGATATTCTCGTTTACAAGATCATTGGCTTTCCCTTCCAACTCAGTTACTGTTGTTTCTAGGTTTTCTACAACATCAACAGTTTCTTCTGAAACAGTAACGTTGTGTTCAACAAACAAGTTCTTAAGACCTGACATCAATGATTCCGCCATCTCAACCTTAATACCAGATTCGATTGCGATTTCATTTTCTGACATCCATTCAGAAACAACGTAATCCAAATACTTATCAACGTTCTCAGTAACAGTATCCAATTTCTCAGTTACAGCTTCTTCGAGTGATTCGTCTAAGGACTTAGTTAATTCTTCACGAATTGTCTCAGTTCTTTTGTTTACTTCTTCGTTTAGTGCGGCTTCAAATACAAGAGCAATCTTGCCTTTAAAGTCTTCGGATAGATCTTCACCTTCGATGATAGATTCAATTGAAGATTCAATTACTAATTCTTCAACAGTTTCTACTTCTACTTCTTCAGCAGTTGGTACAGGTTTGCCTGCATCAGCTTGTCCAGGTGTTGCTTTCTTATCGTCAGCAGCGCCTTTAGGCTCTTCAGTAGTGGTCTTCTTCAGCTTATCCTTTTTACCTTCTCCACCTTCAGGTGTAATCGGTGCAGGGACTTCTGAAACGCCGTCATCGGAAACGAATTTTTCTTCTACGTTTTCCATTTGTTTTCTCCTTTAAATTTGTTATGTCTTACAAATATGTTTATAATAAACTTTACTTAATTTATTTATAAAAATTTAGTTTCTTAAAGATCGAACGAATGTTTGGAACATTCTTGTTGCCGTCTCTTCATCAATAGTTCTTACTACTCTATTAATCTTTTTCTCGACTTCTTCCTGAATTTCTTGAATAGCTTGTGCAGCTCTCCAATTACCAGAAGCAATATCGTAGTAATACTCTACGTTCTCCATGATTCCATTTACGAACGCATTTGGTGCTGAAGGGTCAGTAACAATATCAACAGTAGAGAGGTGAAAGTCAGATTGAACTTCCATTACACCACCTTTACCTGCCTTGACCGAACCAAGACCGCGAGTCGAAACTCCGATC